ACAGTCCTAATTGTGCTGAGGGGACAGCATATCCAGCAGCCCCTGATAGTGAGTACGGTTGGGAAAAGATATTTAGTGAAAGACTATATTTAGCATATCAACGAAATTACGGACTGGATGTAAGGATAGCAAGATTTCACAATATATTTGGACCAGAGGGGGCGTGGAACAATGGTAAGGAAAAAGCACCAGCAGCACTTTGTAGGAAAGTAGCAGAAGCAAAAGACAGCATTGAGATTTGGGGAGATGGAGAACAAACACGTTCTTTCCTTTACATTGGCGAATGTTTGGATGGAATACGGTTACTAATGCAAGCACCAAAAGCATTTGAACCGCTTAACATTGGATCAGACGAAATGGTAACTATTAATCTTTTAGCTGAAATGGTAATGAATATTGCAAATAAGAAATTAGAAATAAAGCATATAAAAGGACCTCTTGGTGTAAGGGGGAGATGTTCAGATAACAAGTTGATACAGGAAAAGTTAGGATGGGCTCCAAATTACTCTTTGTATAAGGGATTGGAGAAAACGTACAAATGGATTAATGAACAGGTAAATGGAAAGTAGAAAAACCATAGTGTTAGTATTACGCAGCGGGGGGGACTTTGCTTTCAGAGATGTGGAATTGATAACATCACATATAAACGGAAAGTGGAAGTCTGAAATTCGACCACGTATTCTCTGTCTTTGGGATAAGGCAAAAGAACACTATGATTTAGGAAATGTAGAATTTATTCCATTAACAAATGACCAACCAGGGACTTGGTCAAGAATAGCTTTGTATAGTCCTGAGATGGACCAGTATCGACCGTTCTTGTATGTTGATTTGGATACGGCAATTATTAATTCTATTGAGAATATATTTGATTTAGTTAAAGATCCTTCCCAGTTTATTACTTTAGAGGACTTTTGGCAAAAGGGGAAAACAGCAACCGGTTTAGTTTGGTTTCCTGCAAATTCAGAGAAAGTAGCTGCTGTGTGGAATAGTTATAATGGAGCAGGTGGAAACAGGATGGATAAATATTTGTGGGGAGTTGTTCAACCTGATGCTTTTTGGCAGAGTTTAACGAACACAATAAAAGACTTTAAACCGCACAGACACGAACTGCTTGAGGAACTGCCAGAGAATACTGATTTAGTTTGTTTTCATGGTAAGCCACGTGTCTTTGATGCTCAAGCAGTTTCTTGGGTCAAGTCGTATGTGGAGACAGCATTTCCAAGACGAGTAATACCAATACACAAAGTAACAGTAATAATCCCGTACAATAGGGATAGAGGGTTTTTACAGGCGGCTATTGATAGTGTACCAAAGGATGTACAGTTGCTTTTAAGTAAAGGAGACGGGTATTGGACTGCTAATTTTAATAAAGCACTAAAGGATGCCACAGGAGATTTTATAAAGTATTTACATGAAGATGATTTACTAACACCTAATTGTATTGAAGATTCTGTAAATGCAATAGAATCACAAAACGTAGATTTCATTCATGGAAATGCCATTGAATTTTATATGGATAGAAAGAGGAAGAGATTTTTTAGACCGCCAATTAAATATCCAACCGTTGAAGATTTGTTAAATAAGAATAAAATTCATAGTGCAACATTAATGTATCGTAGGGAAGTATTTGAAAAACTTGGTGGTTTTAATGAGGAGATCGGGAGAGGTGTTTCAGAGGAGTACGAATTTAATTTACGCTGTTTAAAAGCAGGAATGAAAATAGGATACTGTGATTCCATATTAGCAAGGTATCGTAGACATCCAAATCAAAAAATTAAAACGACAAATAAAGAAGTAAAGTTTGAAGAGAGAGAATTAGTTAAAGAAATGTACAGATGATAGAAAAATCTCCAATATTAATCACAGGTACGTCTCGTGCTGGAGCAGGTATGGTTGCCGGAGTGTTTAAAATTTGTGGTGCCTTTGGTGGGACTATGACAAATAAAAAAGGATTAAATGAGAACGATAGAATTAGAGAAAAGATAATAAAACCGTATCTTGCAAAAAATAAAGTTGATCCACAGGGGCAGTATCCGCTTTTGGAAGCGGATGATAATTTGTGGATTCCTGGTAGTTTTAGAGGTTGGGTAGAACAAGTTATGATTGATGAAGGATATACAGGTGGGCCTTGGATGTATAAGGATTCTAGAAGTGGGTTGCTTTGGCCGTTATGGAATTATGCTTTTCCAGATGCAAAGTGGATTATAGTTCGAAGGAAGCCCAGTGATATTATAAAGTCTTGTATGAAAACAGCGTACATGAATGCCTTTGAGAATCCAAAATATAGAGAGGCTGTTGGAGTAACAAAAGAAGAAGACGGTTGGCTGTGGTGGATTCATGAACATGAAAAAAGGCACTACGCCATGATTGAAGCAGGAATAAACTGTAAATTTATATGGCCTGAGAGAATGTTACAAGGAGATTATAAGCAATTATATGATACGTTAGAGTGGTTAGGGTTACCTTGGAAAACAGATGTTTTAACATACATAGACCCTTTGTTATGGAAGAGTCGTAAAAAGAAAGGAGAGAATAATGGCTAGAGTTTCACCAACAAGTGCAGAAGTAATTCAGATAATGGATAACTGTACAGTCAGCACAACTATTATTGATGGACTGATTTTATCAGCAAGGTCATTATTAGATACTGTATTTTCTGAGGATACAGATATGACAGATACCGTACTAACAGAAATTGAGCGGTGGTTTGTGGCACATATGATTGCAACTGGTATTCAACGATCTACAAAGGACGAAAAGGTTGGAGATGCAAGTGTATCATATACTGGATATTGGAGTAAAGGGTTAGAGTCTACACCATATGGACAAATGGTAATAACTTTAGACTTTACTGGCAGACTGAAGCAATATTCAAATAAGGGAAGAGCAAGTATTTATGCAGTACCAGGATTTGACGACTAATGGGAATAGTAGATATTATAACAAAAAGATGCTCCCAAGTTTGTGTTTATTGGGGGAACCCTGTTGAAGATGGACAGGGTGGAAAGACATATGACGATCCTGTAGAAATATATTGCCGTTGGGAAGAAGATCAACAACTGTTTACAGATGACAATGGTCAGAGCATAATTTCCAGAGCAGTTGTTTATTTGCTGCAAGATGTAGATAAAAATGGTATGTTGTTTCTTGGGGACTTAGATGATTTAGACAGTGATCAGGAAGGTGATCCGTCTATTGTTGAAACAGCCTTTATAATAAAAGGATTTGTAAAAACACCTGTATTAGGATCAACAACGCAGTTTATACGAAAAGTATTTTTAGTATCATGGGGAAAGCGATAATTCCATTTGGGAGTAACTTAACGGCAGAATTTGCCGCTATTCAAGCCAGACTCAATCTTGAACTTAAAAAGATTAAGGTTGATTCTTTAACTGGTTTAATGGAAGCATCTATTCATGTTCGTAGAGAAACTGAGGACGTATCTCCTGTTACTCCTGTTGATAGGGGGAATTTGAGACAAAGTTATTTTGCAGTTGCTTCAAATGGTAAAAAAGTGAGAGATCCTGTTGGGAGTGGAAGATTTAAAGACAACCCAAAGTCTGGGGTTAAAGCAAGTGAAATGAAAGCAGATTATATTGCACTTATTAGTGAGGCGGCAGGAGTAGCAAAAGCAACAGGAGAACCAACTTTAATTATGGGGTATTCTGCTAATTATGCAATGCCAGTTCATGAAATGGTGGGTAAGGAGTTTCATAGAAAAGATAAAGTAGCTGGACCTAAGTGGCTTGAAACTGCCGTTAAACGGAATGCAGATAAGATTGTAAGAATAGTTGCGGATAATGCACGAATAAAAGGATAAGATATGAATGCTCCAAGCGAAGATATCAAAGATTATTTAGAAGCCTACGGAGAATCGTCAGGATTAGGTTTGGATTATGCAAGCACTTTGTTTATTGGCAAAGAGCCGTCCACACCTATTGTGTGTGCAACTATATTTGATACTGCTGGATTTGCTCCTCAACTTATTTTAGATGGAGACGAAGCAGATGTATATGAATATCCATCCATTCAAATTAGGGTAAGACATAATAAGTACCTTGATGGATGGGAACTTTTACAAAGCATAGTGATTGCCTTACACGGTGTGAATCATACTACTGTGAACGGAACATTATATACGTTGATCCAATGTGTCAGTGGTCCCACTCTACTGGACTGGGATGAAAACGGAAGAGCGCGTTTTATTGCAAATTTTAACATTCAGCGAACAGTATAGCTGAAAAAAAGGAGGTAAATTATGGCAACAGCTGGAGTAGGAACAAAGTTTAGGAGATGGGATGGAGCCAATTGGGTTGACATGTCACAAATAAACTCTATTGATGGTCCTAACAAAAGCCGTGATACAATTGATGTTACTTCTTTGGATTCTACAGGAGGATATCGTGAGTTTATTGCTGGGTTTAGGGATGGTGGAACAGTTTCACTCCCTATGAATTTTACTAGAGCAACTTACGAGCAAATGAATGATGATTTCGAAAGTGATGACATTCAGAATTATGAAATTCTCTTGCCAGATACAGAAAGTACGTCTTTTGAGTTTGAGGCTTTTGTTGTCGAACTTGGACTAGGCATCCCTACTGACGATAAGATTACAGCTGATGTAAGTCTTAAAGTTAGTGGACAGGTAGTAATTAACTCTGGGTCAGGTTCCAGTGTTGATTAAAACATTATAACTCTAATCAGGGGTTTATTTTTTATTATAATCATTTAAAAAGTTTCAAATCATGGAAAATGTATTAAGTAGAGAAAGTTTATTGAAAAAGGAAGACCTAATCATTAAAAAAGTTGATTTAGGCAAAGATGAATTTGTGTTTGTTCGTCAAATGACAGGACATGAGAGAGATACGTTTGAACAGTCTCTTATTAAAAAGATAAAAGACAACAAAGGTATTGTAACTGCTTTTGAGCAGTCAACAGAGGATTTTAGAGCCAAGCTGGCAGTATGTACTGTATGTGATGAAAAGGGGGTGTTGTTACTTAAATCAACAGACTATGAACTTTTAAGTCAACGCATGAGTGCAGCTAGACTGGAAAAGATTGTAAATGTCGCACAGAAGTTAAATGCAATTTCGGAAGAGGATAAGGAGGAGTTAGTAAAAAACTCCGTAGTCGGCCCAGCCGACAATTCGCCTTCAGACTTTGCAGAGAACTCAAAATAATACATCCTGACTACTTGTTGAATTATTTAACAAGTACGCAGTTTAGTGAATGGGAAGCATACGATAGACTTGATCCAATAGGCACTTGGAGAGAAGACTTTAGGTTGGCATATTTAAGTTCTTTGGTTACAAATCTTACAATATCAGTTCATGGTAAGAAAGGAGCAAAGCATACTACACCAATGGACTTTATGTTAGATTGGACAGGAACGACTAAAGAACCTAAGAAACAAAGTGTTGAGGAAATGAAAGAAATTCTTATGGCTTTTGCAAAGAGACAGAATAAGAGTGTAGCTAAGAAAAGAGTAAGTCCACCAGTAACACGTTCTAAAGGGAAAAAGACATGAATATAGGGCAACTCATAATTACATTAGGAGCAGATACAACACAGTTGATGGCTGCACAGACAGCGATGCACACATTTTCTAAAAGTACAATCGCTTCTATAAATACAATGTCCCAACGGTTTCGTACTTTTGGGTACTTGGCTACTGCCGCACTTACTGTTCCTATTGTCATGGCTGGGAAAGCAGCAATGAAAATGTCTATGGAATATGAAGCTTCCTTGTCTAAAGTGATTGGGTTAGTTGGTATAGCAAGAGAACAAGTAAATGCTTGGAGTGAAGATATTTTAAAAATGGCTCCAGAAGTAGGAAAAAATCCCAAAGAATTAGCTGATGCTTTATACTTTATTACTTCTGCTGGTATTCGTGGGGCAGAGGCAATGGAAGTATTGGAAATGTCTGCCAAGGCATCCGCTGCCGGATTAGGTGAAACAAAAACGGTAGCTGACCTTGTTACATCTGCAATGAACGCCTATGGTATTGCTAATTTAAGTGCCGCTGATGCAACAGACATACTTGTTGCTACCGTAAGAGAAGGAAAGGCAGAAGCTACTGCTTTAGCTTCTACTATGGGAATGGTATTACCTATTGCTTCGGCTATGGGAGTTACATTTGACCAGGTTGGTGCGGGAATAGCAGCTATGACACGAACAGGTACTTCTGCTGCTACGGCTTCTATGCAATTGCGACAAATACTTAATTCTTTAATAAAACCAAGTCATGGAGCAGAAGTTGCTTTGGAAGCAATGAAAACTTCAAGTGCGGAACTTCGTAAAACCATACGAGAAGATGGTTTGTTAAAAGCTTTAATGGATATTAATGACTTAACCAAAAAATATGGTGAGACAACAATGGGTAAAGTCTTTCCAAATATTAGAGCATTGTCTGGGGTGTTAGATATAATGGGAAAGAATTTAGGGGATAACATTACTATATTTGCTAATTTAAAAGATTCTTTGGGATCTTTGGCAAGAGCTTTTTCAGCAGCTTCTGATACTATGAAGTTCAAATTTAATGTTGCTTCTGCAACTGCTCAGGTGGCTATGAAAAAAATAGGAGATTATGTATTGCAGTTTATTTTACCAATATTTGAATGGTTGTCTGGAATATTATCAAAATTATCAAAGTGGTTTGATACTTTAACAGAAGCACAGAGGCGACATGTATTAGTTGCTGTATTGATTGTGGCTACTTTAGGTCCATTTGCTTTACTTATAAGTCTTATTGGGTATTCTTTATCTGCATTAGCCGTTGCTTATAATGCTGTAACAGCAGCAGTGTGGAGATTAAATGCGGCAATGGCAATTAATCCGATGACCGCTGCTGTTGGTGCTATCATTTTAATAGCCGCTCACGCATGGTTGAAATATCGTAGTAGTGTTAAAGAGGCTTCTGATGCTCAATACACAATGAACGAAGAGTTAAAAAGAGGTAAAGATTTGATTGTTGAATTAAATAAACTTGAAAAACAGTCAAAAGCTGCGGAATTAATGAGTTTAGAACAAACAGGAGGTTTGAGATCTAAATACAAACAGGCTTTAGTTGAGGAACAACAATTAACAGTAGAGCTTGCCGCTGAAGCCCTTAAAAGAATAGAGGGAGATAAAAAAGTTGCAGATTTAAGGGAGAAAATAGCAAATGCCACCAATGACAAATACAAAGCGGGTTTAATTAAACGACTTCAAGCAATGAAGGAGTATATTACATCTGATCTTTCATTAGAATATGAGGAAAGTAAAAAACGAGTTGCTATTATAGAAAAAGCACAAGCAAGGATAGATGCTATTTTTGATAAAAAAAATACGGCTAATTCCATTGCAGAACAGTGGTTGGAAAATCAACGTGAAATTGATGCTATCTTACTTGATTTAACAGAATCATTAACACAGATAAATAGTCTTTCTACAATAATGAAAGATTTGGGGATAGAATATCACATAACTGAAGAAAAAGCAAGTCTATTTTTAGAAACCATACAAAAATTAATAGAAGCCGGATTATCACCTCAGAGTGAAGAAGTTCAAAAAATAATAAATGATTATAAAGCATTGGGTGTAGAATTATTAAAAGAAGATTCAATTACAGAAAAATATACGAAAACCTTAGAGGAACAAAATAAAGAATTAGATAGAATAGAAAAAAATAGAATTAAAGGTGGGATTGCTCCTGATTACAAAAAATTATTTATGCGTACAGGACAAAGTGGTGGTGGTGCGAGTATTTGGAATCCGGGAGAACAGGACAAATTTGCAACATTTAATTTGCAATTACAAAATGATTTAGCTGCCATTACTAAGAAAGAAGAAATATTAGGTAATGCTTTTAATCAGGGTAGGGCAAATGTTCAATTATACACAAATGCCATTAATTATCTGATAGAAAGTTTTGGGGTAGGTAATCCGGTTATTGATGAAGCTATTGAAAAATATAAAATGGCATTGGATGCTCAGGAAGGACTTATAAACAGGGAAAATGCAATAAGTACGTTGCAGGCTGCTTTTACTGATTTCTTTAGCGTGACAAAGGAAGGATTTGAGAATTTTGGAGAGTATGTAAAACAATGGGCTTTAAATGTTTTATATGCTTTTGAAAATTTAATCGCTGGAATTATTTCTAAAAAGATAATAGACGTTCTTTTCCCTACCGCAAAAATTGCAGCCACAACAGCAGCTACAACAGTTGCCACAGCAGCAGAAACAGCAAGAGGAGCAGCAACGGCAGCTACAATTCCTGGAACACTATTAGCAAGTGCCGCCGTAGATCAATTAGCAATATCAACAGCGGCTTTGGCAGCAGCATGGGTTCCTTTTCCTGGAACCATAGCAGCAGTGGCAGCAAATGTAGGAGGTGTGGTTGCCGCAATAATGGCAGCAAAAGCAACGAAGGGATTGTCAAGTATAGCAGGAATGGCTGAAGGTGGAATTGTTCCACCCGGATTTTCAAATGATTCTTATCCAGCAAGGTTGTCATCTGGAGAAGCCGTAATCCCAGCACCAAAGGCTTTATCATCTGCTGGGTTAGGAATGCAAGGACAGGTTGTATTTAGAATTGAGGGGAGAGAGTTAGTTGGTATTTTGCAGAAGATGGACAAAATAGGAAATAGCTTTTAGATATGGCTTACGGATTAAAATATGTAGTTGGTTGGCATTCTAAAAATAGGCAAGGTTATTTGTTTATTGATCAAGAAAATTATGTTCCTCTATGTGCAAATGTCCTTCTAAATGATGATGGATCACCAATATTAAACGATGATGGTGAGTATATATACACAGCAGATGATAGTGGTGATGAGATTAGTGTTGCTTTACCACTTAAATTAAGGCATGATTCCATAGAGATCACACACAGTTTTAATGATTGGAATAGTCCTATTATTGGACTAACAGCTTCATTTGAAATACAAAATGACAAAACTGATTTCTATGAATTGCTTCCATTATTATCTGGTACAGAACGTGAATATCGAATACGAATAGTTGATATTACTGATTCTCCTGAGGTTTCCTTGTTTGAGGGGTTCCTTAATTGTGATGTGGTAGATCAAAAAATGTTGCATTACCAATCCATTCAATTTACAGCAAGTAGTTATCTTTCTAAATTAGAGCATCTTAACGCAACGTGTATTGACACTCTACAAAACATAGTTTTTATAGATGTTATTGATGAAATTCTTGCATCTACTGGACAGTCATTTAATATACGAATAAATTGTTCATTATTCCCAGATGGAGATTCACTTGCTGCTGGACAAACTTTATTTAACAAAACTGGATTCTTTACAGAGTTGTTTTGGGAGGATAATGTTGAACGAAAGAATAGTTTAGAAATACTAACTTCTATACTAACTGCTTTTGATTGTTATCTGTATTGGTATGATGGATACTGGTATATAGAACGCTATGAAGATATTTGGAGTGAGGATATTGATTATGTAGAATATCAAACAGCATTTGGGGGGTATGAAGATTCTGATACAGAGGACATCTTTAATCTTTTACAAACCCCCTCTGATTTACATGATTTAACATTTACAAATCAATCACAATTACTTTCAATTATTCCAGGATACCGTAGTGTTAAAGTTAATTTGCAGGACAAAAGATTATTTAATTTAACACTAAATGATTTTACTAATGCAGGAGATGTGTCACTTTCTCCAGCATATCCTGATTATAGAAGTTGGTTAAAATGGGCTACTGGTTATACTTGGGGTGATCTGGGGGTTCCATATATGAATATTACAAATGCTATTAAGCGTGAAGCTTTTAGTACTGAGATAAATTATATAGGTTTATACACTCATTTTAAGGTAACTATAACGGCAGATACGCAATTAAATGTTAAGTTTAAGTATGCAACAACGGTTGATCAATTAGAAGAACCGGCAATAGGCCCATTCACCGGAGATATGTCAGATTATCTTTTTACATTTCAGTGGTTATTAAGAGTAGGAGGATTATTATTCTTTGTAACTGAAGATTCTGCAGGTGACTGGATTCACTTTCCTGGAACAGAAGCTGGTTCAATACAAAATATTGAAGTTGATGGTTCTGAGTTTGATGTAAACAATATGAGTTGTGATGTAGAATTTACAGTTCCGCTTGGAAGTGTTACTGGGAGTGCTTGGGATGATGCTACCGGACAAGACTTTGTTTTGTATCTTGCCGCTGAATCATACATACACAAAGACTATCCACTAATAATTAACAGAGCAGATACTGCTTGGTATGGTGATGTAATTATTACCACTACTGGTGACTTACAAGAGAATGTAATAGAAGGGACAATTTCCACAAACTTTTTAAACAAGAAAGAAATATCGGTTGATTTGTTTGATATGGAAACTGTTAATTACAAAAACGGAGTATTGTGGGGGAACAGTTTAATAAATAGAACAACTGGGTGGACAACTGATGATATTACCGTATTAACTTTAATAGAACGGTTAATTAAAAATAAATTTCAACTTTATAATAAATGTCGACAAAAAATTACAAGTGATATTTTTCAAATAGATTTATTAAAACCACTCCAACTGTTTACAGATAGTAAGCAGTCAGACAAACCATTTGTGCTGATGGGGTATAGTTATTTTCCTGGTTCTGACAGGTATAAGATAAATTTATATGAGTATGATAATACAACTTCTATAAACATTGTTTAATATGGATGTAACGGTAATTAAGAAATACAGAGATAAAAACTATTTTCAAGGAAAGACTCTTCCAAATTATAGTTACGGTGCATCAGGTAGCAGTCCTACCATTGGTGTACATAATAGTCTAACAGGGTTACAGGGTGGTTCATCCGGTGAATATTATCATCTTACTTCTGCTGAATACACCGGTACTGGTACAGGGAATTTCGTTAGGTTAGACAGTCCTGTATTTACAACACAGATTTTATCTCCGTTAATTTATGGTTCTACTGCGGCTAATGGAAATATTATTATTCGTGGTACTTCAAATGGCACAAAAACAACCAGTGGAATATTTTTACAAGACCTTGGTGGGTATGTGGGTATTGGTACTACAACACAAACTAATAGTAGAATTTTAAATGTTGCCAGTGCTGGTATTTATTCTGCAGGGAATTTGCAGTTTGCAGCAGGTATGAATATTTTTATGGGGGCTACTGCTGATGCAGGTACAAGATTTATTATAAAACATGTTAGTGGTGAGAGTCCAACCAATGTGTGTTTAGATTATTATGAAGATTTACGATTTAGAAGTGGTGTGGCAAGTGCTACTGAAAGAGTTCGATTTACTACTGAGGGTTATGTTGGAATTTTAACATCTACTCCGTTGGGGGCGCTTTGTATTAATGGTGGTGTTCATATTGGTGGTGACAGTGATGCCGGTGATAATAATCTATTTATAGATGGTACCGCCCAAGAACCCAATTATACTTCTGGTTTTCAGGGGACTAATTGGAGAATACAAGCTGATGGTGATGCTGAGTTTGAAAATATGTTTATTAGAGGTGGTTTAACGGTATCTGAATTAATTATAAATCAATTGCATTATCAAAATGGTGGATTAATAATAGGGGCAGGAGCAGGTAGAATTGCAACGGTAGTGGATGATACACAAGGAGCAGAAATTTTAACCTTTGAAGATCCCGAAGGAAATGGTGTAATTCCTTTTACTGTCGGGGCCATTGTAAAAATGCAAAAAGTAGATATTGATCGAACAACGGTAGTAAGAGTTCTTGTTCGCCAAGTTAGTGACGCTGATGCAAGTGACTACACTATTGAGTTTGAACCAACTGCTGGTTGGGTTCCTGGAGATGATGATATTGGGGTGTTTGAAATAGGTGATGAAGTTTGTGCGATAGGGCATACTACTGATACAAATTTAGATGCCAGTATTTATATGAGTGCTACGGATGTAGATAATCCATTTTTAAGAGTGCTTGATGTTGTGGATTCATATGCCGACTGGACAACAGCAGGAGCCTCTCTTAAATTGCAGCTGGGTAATTTAGCAAGTTTGGCTGATTATGATGATGGTTCTATTGTTATCCCATCAGATCCTGGTTATGGTTTGTATTGTGACAATGTATATTTATCAGGGACAATAATAGCAACCGCAGGGTATATAGGTGGTACAGGAGGGTGGGCGATTACAACAGGTTCATTAATTGCTGGTACAGGAGGTACAAGAATAGAATTAGATACAACAACAGGTTTACACCTAGGAGCCACAGTATTTGCTGATGCTCCGTTCAGTGTTACGCCTGCAGGAGTTTTAAAAGCAATTTCAGGGAATATTGGTGGTTGGGATATTTCAGCCGCTGCTTTATACTACGATGGTGATTCCGATATTGAGTCTGCTGGTATGGCTCCTGCAGACTTTCCATTTTATGCAGGAGCAGATTACGCTGATAGAGCTGACGCACCATTTAGAGTTACACCAAGTGGGTATTTAATTGCTAAAAAATTTATTTATAGTTATAAATTGAGTAATGATGTTCTTATTTCACATAATGCCGCAGCGAACTTTCCAATTACTTCATATGGTAAAATTAAAACAATAATTCTTGGGGATGATGTTCAAGAAGATCTAACAATAAGGATTGTTCATACTGTTGATGTAGGAGCAGACGTTCTTACATATTCCCGAATATATAGAAATGGAGGAGCCGTAGGTGGTGCTCATGTAACATATAACGCGGCTGCCCCGGATCAGGCTACTTATTCCGAAGATATAACTAACTGGAATGCCGGTGATACAATTGAATTGTGGGGGTATAAATATGCTGCTGGGACATCATACGCCACAAATTTTAGAGTATTAGGAATACATACCAGTATATCGAATGAAGTATCTGGAACTACCTCAACTCCATAATCTTAATTATTTTGTATATATAATGTATATTTTATTAAAATTTTTTGTATAATATAACAAATTTAATTAAAAAAGTAAAGTTATGAAAAAAGTAATGTTTGTTTTAAGTTTAATTTTAATTGCCACATTGTTTAGTTGCAGGAAGCCTTCTGATTGCTGGAAATGTAAAACATGGGAAAATTCACAACATCCAGCAGAAACTGATCCTATTATCACCTATCACAAAGGATGGACAGAGGAACAGATAAAAGAATATATTAATGCAAATACTATCGTTACTCTTGATACTATTCAAGGAAAAACTTATTATGTTTATCACAAAGAAACACGATGCACATTAGAAAACTAAACTAAAAGAAAGGAGAAACTATGACAACAAAGAAGTAAGTATCAAATGTGGAGCATATATGTTTCAAAGATAAAGAAATAACAGATTATGTTTCATTTAAAGATTTATTTCAACAATGACAAAAGAGTTAAAAATATTAACTGAACGATTTAGTTACAGTGAAGTAACATCACTTGGACGTATGTCTTTTGTATATATTAAAGATTATGTTCAAAAACCTTTAAAAAAAGTAAAAGAATATTTCGGGCTTACTCTTGAAGATACTGTTCGCCCTGATAATATCAAGGTGAGTAAATATACTGCATTGCCAGGTGGATTAAAATGTAAAGTAAGGATTTACAATTCTCCTAAACGTGGAGAAGTAATTTTTTTCTATACAGAAGATGATCTTATAACAATAAAGTTTGGACTTTTGGAATGGACTTATGTTGAGGCTCACGGAGGAAATGATGCTGATGATACGGAAGGTTGTATAATTGTGGCAAGAAATGCTGTTGATAAAGATCATATACAGGGTTCACTTCAAAAAGAGTTAGTAAGTTTTATAAAGAAAAAGATAGATGAAGGATATGAGATAACAGCAGAATTTATCAATCATACACAAACATCATAATGGACAGAAGCACACCATATTATCAAATCAGAAAAAAGATAATTTTTGACTTATTAGAAAAATATCCTGATACTTCAACACGTGGCCTTTCTCGGATAGTGGCAAGAGACTTTCCTGAGTTTTTTAAAGATGCTGAAGAGGCAAGAACACATATAAGAGTGTATACAGGTAAATCAGGAGGAGCAATGAGAGAAAGAATAAAAATGCGTAAATATTATAAATCATGAAAAAATTCAATTGGCCGGAGACTTTTGAAGAAAGTTATGAACATTATTATTTACCAAGTACTTTACAAAACACTTTAGTACTTGCCGATACACACATTCCATATCACGATTTTCGTGCTTTGGATATTGCAACTAACTATGGAATAACAAAAAAGATTGATTCTATTTTATTAAACGGAGACATCTTAGACTGTTATATGTTAAGTAAATACCAACCTGATCCTCGTTATAGGAATTTTGGACAGGAGGTATTGGCTTTTCAACAGTTTATTAAAATCCTTAAATCAGCATTTCCAAATATTCCAATATATTACAAAATTGGAAATCATGAGGAACGCTACGAAAGGATAATGATAAATCGTTGTGCTGAGTTTTTAGGAATCCCTTACTTTGAATTTGAGAATGTCTTAGGATGTAAAGATCTGGGGGTTCATGTTATTAAAGATCAGAGGATAGTTTATGCTGGGCAGTTAGCAATAGTCCATGGGCACGAAGTAAAGATGCGAGCTATTAATGTGAACCCAGCCCGTACACTATTTTTAAAAACCCACGTAACAGCATTATGTTCTCACTTACACAGAACTTCACAACACTCTGAATCAAGCCTTGAGAAAGAAATTGTGTGTTGGTCAACAGGGCACTTAGGGGATCCACACCCAAAGTATGCAAGGATAAATAAATGGAATCATGGTATTGCCAGAGTGGAAAAGAATAAAGACGGTGAGTTTGAGGTTATTAATTTTAATTTGAATAAAAGCAAATTATATATGATATGACCGTAATGTGTCCAATATGTTTGCAATGGCATGAAGTGGATGACGACATCTTCTTTGACGATTTAGGAGAGGATGAGAATACAGAGTGGATATGTTTGGACTGTGAAGATAAATATCAAATAATCTTGGAAACAATAATAGAAAGGAATTAGTAAAGTCATGAAAGATTTATTTAAAAATGGAGTTATTGTGCTTCTTATAATAGCAGCACTTTACATTATCTTTTTGCGTGAGTGTAAATCACCACCCCCTTGCCCCGCAAAGGATGAAATACTTATTCGGCAAACTACTTGGGATTCTATTTTAATGGTAGCAAACAAACCACCACAAATTAGAATAGATACGGTTTGGAAAACAAGACCAACTGTTACACCAAATCCCCAACCAGACATTCCAAAGCCAGTTGTAATAGACGAAGGAACAGACATAGGAGATTTAATTTATGGATACTCTGACACATTAAAGAATAAAGAAATTGATGTTTGGGTAAATTATAGCATCCGTGGAGAGTTAGTAGATAGAGAATGGCATTACAACCCTATTACAACAGAAATAAGCGTAGATAGTATTATTTATAAGCCTTACCCTGTGGAAGTAGAAAACCCTGTTAAAACCCCTCAAAAAGGGTTCTACGTGTATAGTACTGCAGGAGGGAATAAAACAGCTTTTTTATTCGGAGGGGGATTGGATTATATAACTAAGAAACAAACAATGCTTGGTTATCAATACCAGAGATTTGGGAATGAGAATATACATAGTATAAAATTGGGTGTAAAATTATTTAAGTAACTTTCGTCCAATAATACCCTTCTCTTGTTTTCTTGTGTGTTTTTAAGGCACGAAATATTAAGCGATCTGATACACCTGTTGCTTTAGCTGCTTCTATTACACTTGTGTATTGTGCAATTCTATTGTATAGATGATCATACTGAATAACGGCAGTTTTATGAGCACTATATCTTGCATAAACATAATCTTGTCCAGCATCAAAACCAACTCCCCACATTAGAGATAAATGTTTCCTAACGAATCCCTGGTATTCAGCTGGAATTTGATCTTCATACTTGACAGTAAGCATCATTGTTCTTACTGCAATGTCTTGTTCCATTTATCATGTTATTGATTATTTATTTTATTATCATGGCTGTTGAGTGTCAATACAATATTTATGACTATCAGACTCATCAGTCACCTCTGGCACTGGACGGAGATACCAGTCAATGTCTAACCATATTTGAGTCCACAAAACAGGAAACTCCCTTATTATATGATGTTTTTTTGAATGAGCAATATATTTACCTTCTTTCGGCAAATCCTCCTCAGAGTTAATAAATACCTTTTCGTATAGTTCTCTTTTCATATCACTTATGTTTAATTTTTCTTAATAGTCTTGCTAAAACATTATGTTTTGTGCCGTCAAACTCAACTAACATGGTTGACATTCGACTTCTAATACATTTACCATTTGCCCTTCTTACTGCATTACAGGGCTTGCCTTTTAATGATTCATCGGTAAGCCTGTCACCTAAATAAATATAGTCAGACATCTCTATTTATCTTTAATGTTTGTTAATTTCATAATTATTGACATTTACAATTATAAATTCCACTTCCACAATCAGGACAAACATCTGGATTACCTCGTGATTTATCTTCTCCATAGCTTAATCCTGCTTGAAATCCCTGTAAATAGATATCACTATTATGTATTGCCTGCATATCACTTCTTTCATATATATCATGTAATAATTCTTCATCACTCATTTCAGGATAGTCATTGCTCTGAGAGGCGTAAAACTCACTCATGTTCTCCATCTCTTTCTCTATCCACTCGTCAAATAAATCCTTACTTATTTGTTGCTTACCATCATTGTAGGCATTGTAAAGTAAGTTAGTAACATATTGAACAAAATCCGCACTCTTTCGCTGTTCCGACTTTTGGCTGCCTTTTATTCCGTCTTTTGGCTGCTTGAAAGGTTGAACTTTTAATGCTCTTTCACTATAATCTCTAGATATAAAATTGCCACACTTCCAACAGGTTTTATTTCCTTCTTTAGGTATAGTGCTTTTTCCTGTATCATAGCCACATTTTTCACATGGTTTATACCATACATCATAATCTCCAAGTGTTTTCTTTTTTTCCCCCTGCTCTATCTCTTTGTCGAGGGCTGCGAGTTCTTTATTAAGCCTTGCGCCTTTCTCTGATGCTTCTATACTGCAAGACATATTATGTACATGAAGATATGTGGCAGTTCTATCAAGTTCTTTTTCATAAAGCTTTATTAACTCTTCCATTTTTTCAATCTTCTTCTCTTGTAGTGTTTTCATATCCCCTCCTTTTCTATTTTCCATTCATGGATTCCTGCAACTTCAAAATTTAACTCATTGAGTTTTTCTGTAAGTTCATTAACTTTATCAATAAGAATATTAATAACTAAAATATTAATAACTCCTACTAATTCATGAGCATCTGTATAATTCGCTGCATTATGTAATCTAATGTTAATTTTTTCTATTGTTTTCATAGTTTTTTATGAGTTAATATCTTCTAATTCTTCAATACGCTTCTTTAATGCTCTAATAGTTTTACAAACAGCATAATCATTTATCCACTTAGGATCATCAATGAAGGTTAATACTACTGCTTCGCTTCTATTTAGATCATAAAGTATCCCATCTTCGGGTTGCTTAATAAATTCAGCAAGAGCCATAATTTGCAATCCTTCAAATCCAGAAACAATAATATTTCCTTTTTTGTATTCTTCTAAAATTTTATCTTTTAGTTCTTTCATGAGTGGTTAATTTGTTGGGTGTAAATAATTATAACAATTTGTATAACTACCAGTAAAATGAATAGTTCCATTTTGATCTACAACTTTATATTGCGTTACTTCCGTGCTTGTACCTGTAAAATAGGGTTCAATTCTTAAAAAGGGTTTCATATCTTTTATTTTAGTGGTTAAATTATCTCTCTTGTAGTGCCATAGCTTTTAGTTTATAGGCTTATAATCTAACCCTCCGTTAAGAATGTGATCTAATAATTCAGGTTTTTTTCTCATTTTAATCACTTCTTTTAATGTAGGTCTATACCAAATAAATGTAGGTTCTTGCTTAGGTACTATATCATTATAAAAAGTGCTATGAGCATAATTACCGCATTTTTCGCATTTAAACATAAATGGGGTTACACCTGAATCTATATCTTTTGTTTTTGTAATATGTCCGCAATTACATTTATAACAATTAACTCTATTTGTAAGATCAGTTTTGGTGTAATATTCATCTGTGTTTACTTCATATAAAAGTTTATTATAATCTCTTTCAATTTCTCTTTGGCTTTTCATCTTCTTAGTTTATTATGTTGTGTGAGTTTTAGTTTATTGTGAGTTATTTCCATACTATACCAATACCATTACAAGTTCTGCATTGCTCAGGAGTTATATCAGTAGTTCCCCAATTACCCGATGTTTGGTTATAAAATCCATTTGGAACAAGCCCATTACCATTACAAACAGGACACACAAACGGTCTCCGTTCTTCTTTAAATGCTTCTTTGGGCAACTCATTATTGTGATTAAATTTTATTGCTTCCATATCTATTAGTTTGAAATCATTAAATTAACCCCATTTTTAAAAGTATTTTATCAATAGCGTCCCAATCAGCATAGGGACGAGATGATATTTCTTTATTAAATATTAATGGAAATCCAAGTCCCGCATCATCAATATACAAATGTCCATAAGCCTTTGGACTTGTCGTCCAAGTCTTCTGTGTGGGATTAGATTGAACTCCATAAAGGGGAATATCATTTTCAGTAAACCACCTTACCGCATCGTCAAGAAAATTCCCTGTGACATCTTCAATAGTCGGGTCGCCTGTATCACCACCCTTAGTCCTATTACTACGCATGGTAAACAAAATTAAGTTATGTCCATTTGCAACTAACTTTTTAAGATATGGTATTGCTCCTATATCATGACCAACTTCAGGAAACTCGTGCGTTACACACGTACCATCAAAATCAATACATATTTCCATAATTAATTAGATAACGTTAAAATTATTAGTTTATACTCCCCATTCGCTCTTGCAAGCAGTTGAAGCCTCTTGATAGTTTCAAGGTCTGTTGATCCTATAAATAGTTCTTCCATGGTTATTCTATTAGATCATTAATTATTATACCGTATTTTTCAAGTAGCTCGTCGAATCTTTTATACACAAGATCAATAGCTTCAAATTGGTCCAAATCATTAACTTGTGATTCTAATTCTTTCCTGCTATTCTGTGAAAACTCCCAAATGACAAGAGTCATAGCAAGCGACTTGTGACATCGTTTCAATGCCATGTCGTCATCATGATTGTCAAGATTAAACTTTAATATCCCTTTCATTAGTTTATTTCTTTTACTTTACTTTTCCCTTTTCTAATACTAACTTCAAAAGTTTTATCAGCGTAACTTGCCAGTACTGGTTCATGCGTGACAATTATAAATTGAATCCCAAGTTTGTCTGATATTTCTTTTACCATTTGTGATGCTTTTTCCTGATAGTCTTCGCTTAAATATCTAAATGGCTCATCCAATATAATAGTATTCCTTGTCCTTGGCATTGCCATACTCCAACTTGCTATTCTTAAAGCAAATGTAGCAACATCAACCGCCCCTACACCACTCGCAGTTAAAGGATCTACTTTCATTCCATCTCTAACAAAAAATAAATCACATTCTGTTTTATTTCTGCGTTGTACAAACTCCACTTCCAGTGTGTAAGGATCAAGGAATACAGCCTCCAATGCAAGTGAAGTAATATCGGAAATGTGGAATTGTAGTTGTTTTTGTGTTTCCATTCCTACAATTCTAACGATTTCTCTTGCTTGTTCATGCTTTCGCAAAGAACGTTTTTTATCTTTTAATTCCTCTTGGAGTTTTAAAAGAGACTGTTCTATTTGGAACTTTTGTCCTTTCTGTTGTTCAAGTGTGTTCCTAAGTAGTTGAATTGTCATCATGTGTTATTTCTCTATGTTCTATTGTAATTCTATGAATAGGTAAAACTTTTCCACAGTTTTCACACTCAACATGAGTTCTTGGTACTTGTTGATACCATTCTTTGCTATGGAAATGTTCTAGAACTATTACAATATTATAATGTTTGCACTTTTTACTCATCAATATTATATTTTTCTTCCAATTCTTTTACAGCTTTCTTGATCTCTATTTCAAGAGTTTCAATTCCCTTTTCCATTCCAGCTAATTTGGTTTGAGCTTCTTTAATGGACTTACAATTCCAGTCATCAAGCAGTTGTTTCATCAACGCTGTTTCTTGTCCTCTAAGTTCGGAGACTTTCGTTTTGGCTTCTTCAACCTGATCTTTCAAGTTGAGTAATTCTTGTTCTGTTAAACTCATAGTATTTGTGGTATTACGGTGTAAAAAATAAAGGCTAATATTCCTGTAATAAGGAGCATAAGAACCCAGTCAAAAAAGTTTGCAATTCTTTCTTTAAAATTCATCAGTGTATTGTTTTAACATGTTTATAGCAAATCTGTAACATTCTATCTTAGGAGTAAGATTCAGTATATGTTTATCAGCAAGTACAGGATCTATGTTCCCTTGTTTGAGTGAATTCATTGACTTATCTCTTGCTCTTAGCAATTCATTTAATTGCTGTTGCAATAATTCTATTGGTAGTAGTATTGTATTCATCGTATTTTCACAAATTCTTGTGCCTCTTCTTTACTTATTATTCCCTCATTTTTTAAAGCCAATGCAAAATCTCCTCTATAAATTGGGTGTGCATTTCTTAACAATGTAATAGGTCCCATTGTCTTCACAGCATCACTTAATATTTTATTATGTGCTGCTACATAGAATTCCAATTCACGTCTGAGTGAACGTACTTTTACTCGAATGTATCTTCTTTCCATTTTCTTAATTATAATGTTCAATTATTTTTTTATTTCCAAACTTATCTTTTTCAATTTGTTTTATTCTTTTATACTTAAATCTTCCATGAACCGTCAAATGATAATTTTTGCTTTCTCCATAAAAACGTGATTTTTGATCTTTTTCTCGTCTCTTTTTTCTATTATCAAATTCTGAAATGTAACTTCCAATTATTGGATTTTTAACATTTCCATTTTTGTCATATTCCTTTTTATAAGGAATGTTTAAACTTCTTTCCATTTTATTTTATTTTTATATGTTTTTCTTTACATTGCTCACTACAAAAATGTAACTCATTCCCTTTCTTACTGGTAACTCTAATTAAAAGTCCTTTGCATACTTTTCGGCAATGGTCACATACTACACAATTTAATTTTCGCACTACTCTAAATTTTTATAAATTATTTCTTTTACCTGTTCTCTTACCTTATTTGCATTAAAAAATATTTCTAAGTTGTCTTCAAAACTCATTTTAGCTTTCCAGTCATCATTTAACTTGCCTACAAAGGCATCTATGCGGTGATCTCTTTCTTCTTTGCGTTCAATATGTTCCCTGCTTATCACCCCTTCTTGTATAGGCAAATTTATCCATTCAATGCTATTGTCTTCAGCATACCACAAAGCTACTCTTGGCTGATAGTCTATCTGATCTGCTACCTGTCGTGTCAGATTGCCTGGATTTACTAATCTACGTCCTTTGTATTCTACTGTAAAACTTGTATGATTATCTCCTGTAACTATTAGATCAAATTGAGGATATTTCCTCAATATTCCTTCTGCCATTCCTCCACTTGCTCCTGGAAATGGTTTTTGTAAATATGTGAGGTGGTGCCAAACAAGCATACTTAATGGTAATTGACTATGGCAAATATGCACTGGTTCTTGTCCCCAATGAGTACCATTACATACGGTTAATTTTTGAGCCACATCTAAATTATGAATTCCACTTTTAAAAAGTAAATCTAAATTATGTTGTGGTAAATCATGTTGTCCATAAATAGTATAAAATCTATCTGGTATATGTATTATTGCCATTGTTAATAACCATGGACTTGGTTTCCAATGATGAAATAAATCACCTGCATGAACTACTGAGCATTTATATTTAGCCTGCAAATCCTTTATAAATTGAACGGCATCCCATTGTTCCTTCTGAAAATCTCCTGTAAAGCAAGTGGGAGTATCCTCACGAAGGTGCCAATCGGAAGTCAAGATTGCTGAAACTTTTTTATTTACTTTTGTTCTTTCCATTTTATATATTCATCTTTAGTTACAAACTCCCATCTATTCCAACTTAGTCGTTTTTTATGTACATTCCATTCCCATCTTTCTAACAAATAAACTATCTCTAACCAAATATATAGATGTTGACATTTAATAGGAAAAAATGCAAATCTTTTTGTTATTCTCATAAATTTATTTTCACATGCTTTTGCATGTTTTGTTTTCCATTTCATAATTTCTATCTTTTAATTATTTGACCACATAAAATACAAGTACTGCCAACAGGCATAGCTTCGTCTAATTTAGCTTGTAAGGTGCTTTTTAAAGCAGTTTTACTATTTAGCATAGTAGTTGTATTGTTTATAGTAGAAAGTAGCTTAGACAAGCTAATTTGCGTTGTTTCTAAACTATCTAACTCCTCATACAATTCCAACACAGCCTTTAGTGGTTTTTCAACAGTAACAATTTTATTTGCTTTTTCAATATCTTCTCTTACCTTTATAATATCCTCAATGTCATTCCACAAACTACCACCATCAATTTCAAGGTCTTCTTTCTCATCCTTCAGTTTAAAAATATTATCAAGTGGTTTTTCAAATTTTAAAACATTTGATGCCTTTTCAATATCAGTTTGCAACATTGTTATTTTTGCTACAAGGACTTGAAGTTTTCTACGTGTATCTACTGAATTGATAAATTTCTTATCCATTTCTTCAAGCACCTCAACTTCAATTTCAAACTTTTCCAAGTGTTCAAACTGTTTCAGTTGTTCTTTGTAGTTTCCCTCTTGTCCTTCCTGATACTTAATATCATTTGTCAGTTGCCTTATACTGCTGTTTATGGTTTGTGTAGCTCTATCTATTTTATCTAACCTTGCAACTTTGTTGAAATACTGAGCAACTGCTCCTGGTGTTTCACTTAAAAGAAACGGTGCATCGAGTTGCATTTGTAGGTTCACATCTGACAGGTTAAGTGCCTGTACAATTTCATCAGGAACAGTTGTACCAAATGCCTTGAAATGTAAGTCTCCTAAGATGTATTCCTGTTCTTTGTCTTTTTTCTTTACAACATGAGCATCATCTGTAAATAATTCAACTCTTGTTTCACCACCCCAATGAGAACGCATTTCATCACCGGATGGTTTATGAAAGGCCAACCACCGCAAAGCTCTGATAATGGCTGTCTTTCCACTGTCTGAAGAACCTACAATAATATTAACTCCTTTATCAAATTCAAGATAATTGTCTTCGTGGCTTTGAAAGTTTTGTATTTCAAGTGATTTAATCATTTTTTTTTAATTTAAATAAAGGAGTATCCCATTCTGTTCCAAATCCCATAATATAGTGATAATACGGTTTTCCATTTTTGATTCTAAAAGAATTATCTTCTTCCATTTCACCTTTGCACAATTTTCTTTTCTTCCCCCATTCCTTTATGTAATAAATAATACCATCACATTCATTTGGAAATTGTTTTTTACAATGAGAACATCTTTTTATAATTTCAATCATTTTTTAAAAATATTATATAATTCGTTTTCATTGCCTCTACCATAAGATATGGCAAACTTATCAATTCTTTTCATGATGGTTCTATTACTCTTATTTCTGCAATAACATTTATAAATTCTTTATTCTCACAGGAAATTTTATCAAACTTTATGAGTTTGTTTTTATTTAACTCTTCTACTATTTGTAATACAGATGAAAATTCTATTGTTCTTTCTTCGATCATCAACAAGTCTTTTTTAGAATACATCTGTTTACTTTGTACTTTTCTAATCCTACTTACTTGTACTGGTATTGTAAGTGCGGTATCTTTCGTAACGGAATAATTCAATAGTGCTTTTACTGCCCTAACAATTCTACGTTTGGTTTCAATTTTCATCTTTTAATTATTAGTTCTTCACCTGTTAAAGCAAAGTAAAGGTTCTGGATAGAGTGGATATGCTTTATATGCCTATATTCAGCTATAGGTAATACTTGCCCTTTGCATAAAAGTACATGATCCTCTTTTAAATATAATCTTATATCTATACCGTTAGATACAGGTAAATAAACATCATTTGATTCGTCTCTTTTACCACCAAACTTCAACAACCATTCTTCTGTGAGGGGGATAGGCTCTATAAAATCTACTAAATCACCTCCCTCATATTCACTGGTAGATATTCTTCCATCATGATAAATTCCCAAAATGATAGATATTATTTCATCTGTAAAAACATAATTCCCAATTCTTAACTCTGTTGCTTTCATCCCTGCATCATTTTTAAAGTATTACTTTCTTTTGAAGCTACATTAAATATAGAAATCGCATCTGCAACAGCCTCGTCAATATATTTTGTTCCGGTG